TGCTGCCGTCGCTCTTACCGAGTGTGCTGGTTGCCATGACCGTGAACTTCCAGACACGCTTGCCCGGTCCCAGATCGACATAGCTTTCGTTGCCGTCGGCGCGCACGGTTGTCTTGCGCACACGCGGGCGCTGAATCTGGTAGGTGCCGGCTTTCACATAGTACCCGGTGCCGTCCAAGATGATTTCACAATCGGTGCCTACCGTTGGCATGGCCGTTTCCTCCCTCTTGCTCTATTATACCGCATGCTGTTGTCCCTACGACAATTTTCTGCTATACTGTCTACAAGGTTTGCATCGGGTTCGCGTAGGTTATGGTTCACCTACGCGAGCGTCCCCCGGCTTCGCAGATGCGCCCGGTGCAGACCTTTCCAGTTGAGGTGATAGCTATGGTTTCCTCCGAGAAACAGTCCGGTCATTCCGTTCCGAATGATGCCAATCGGGCGCTGCGTGTGGCGCGCGCGTTATATCTGCGCACGATGGGCTATACCTATGCCGAGATTGCGCGTGATGTCGGCTGGGCAGATGAGAGTGGCGCGCGCAAAGCAGTGCAGGCAGAATTGTCGCGGGTGGTCAAGACGGAGGCGCGGAATCTGAAAGAACATCTGGTGCAACTCCAGTTGGAGCGGATTGATCTGGCGCTGCGGAAAGCGGTGATGCCGCAGATCGAGCAAGGGAAGCATCAGTTGTTTGCGGTAGATCGGCTGGTGTTGCTGCTTAGACATCAGGCGGAGCTGTTGGGGCTGTACCCTCCCAAGGCAGGCGAAGCTGAGCAGGCAATGGTGGTGATACGGGAGGTGCCGGTAGGGCTGCTCCCTGCTGTGTCGGTGGAGGCGTTGGGGAATGGCCGGAACTGACCTGGTGCCAAAAGTGATTGCGGCTCCTGAGTTGCGAGGGGCAATACTGCGTCTGAAAGACTACGATGAGCAGATGGTAGGAGTCGATGGCGCGGCAGGGACGGGCAAGACGTTTGGCATTCTGTTCTTCCTGCATATGCTGTTGCTGCGCTATCCAGGGGCAAAAGTGCTGGTGGCGCGTAAGACGAATACGGACCTGGCTGGTTCAGCGATGGCAACGTTTCAGGAGTTGGTGCTGCATCCGTCTGATCGGGTGAACTACTTCGGTGGCAACAAGGTCGAGCCGGCGGCGTATAAGTACCCGAATGGCTCGCGGCTGGTGGTGAACGGATTAGATAAGCCGTCCAAAGTGAAGTCGATGGAGTTTGACGGCGTGTTTATCAACGAGGCGACGGAATGTGAGGAGCAGGATGTAGAGTTCTGCTGGGGGCGGTTGGGTCGTCGTGGGAAGTTGCCGCTTCAGCCCTTTATTCTGGACTTTAACCCGGACGCTCCGTACCACTGGCTGAACCAGGCGATGAATGCGGGGCGGGTGGTGCGGTTGCTGAGTCGGCATGAGGATAATCCCTATCTCTACGATGCAGCGCTCGGCGAGTGGACGGCTGCGGGGGTGAAGTATCTGGCGCGTCTGGAGAAGCTGACGGGGGTACGGCTGCTGCGGATGCGCTACGGGCAATGGTGCGCAGCTGAGGGGATGGTCTATCAGGACAGTTGGGAGCGAGCGCGTAATGTGGTGGATGCGTTCCCTCTTCCGCGCGAGTGGCCGCGCTATCTCTCGGTGGACTTTGGGTATACGAATCCCTTCGTGTGCCAATGGTGGGCAGAAGACCCGGATGGGCGGCTGTATCGCTATCGGGAAATCTACAAGACGAAGACGCTGGTGGAGGACCATGCGCGCAAAATACGGGAAGTGAGCCGCTGGGGGGTGGAGGGCGGTGAACCCTTGCCCTACGCGATTATTTGCGATCACGATGCAGAGGACCGGGCGACCTTAGAGCGGCATCTGGGGATGAGTACGACGCCGGCGCATAAGGAGGTCTCGCCAGGGATTCAAGCAGTGGCGAGCCGTCTGAAGGCGGCTGGAGATGGGAAGCCTCGGCTGCTCTATCTGCGTGATAGTCTGGTTGAGCGCGATATGGACCTGGCCGATCAGAAGCTGCCGACCTGTACGGAAGAGGAATATGAGTCCTATGTGTGGGATAGGCATAAAGAGCGGCCTATGAAGCAGCACGATCATGGGCAGGATGCGGGCCGGTATCTCTGCGCCTATCACGATCTGCACTGGCATGAAGTGACCTATAGCCCGCAGCGGCTGATATAGAGGGAAGTATGAGCGCACTACCAACTACTCAGGCTCCGGTGATCGTTGTGCTGCCGGGGATGACGAATGACGATAAGGCGCGGCTCAAGCGCATCAAAGAGGCGTGGCGGGCCTATCGTGGCGAGTTTGACCCGCTGCTTGATAAAGAGGAAGGCACGCCAGACTTTAACCTGTACGATAATCGGATGGCTCCGATTGTGGATAAGGGCGTGTCGTGGCTCTTTGGCGAGAAGCTGACGTTGACGGTGCGGGTGTCTGATGGGCCAGAGGGTGAGACGGCTGGGCCGGGCGATGCCGAGGGGACGCACCAGGCGCAGCAGTGGTTGATGCGGGCGCTGGGCGATATGGACGATTTCCATACGATGCTGAGCGATGGGGCGAAGAATGGCGGTGTGGCTGGACATGTCTTCTGGAAGCTGGTGCCGGCGAACCCAGACGCGGGGCAGGAGTTTCCTCGGATTGTGCCGCTGGCGTCAGAACACTGCTGGGTCGAGACGGACCCCGATGATGTGAAGTGCGTCCTGGCCTATAACATTCAGTGGTCTATCGAGGAGGTTCCTGGCTCCTCGAAGAAGATCACGAAGCGTCAGCGTATCTGTCGTATCGACCCTGACCAGCTGGCCGGGCAGGATGGCCTGGATGATCTGCTGGATACCTGGACGATTACGAACTACGAGGCGCGCGACCCGAACGCTGGGCGATGGGAACAGATTGGTGAGGTGATGCCCTGGGTAGATAAGGACGGCCAGCTGCTGCATTTCCCGCCGATGGTGGACAACCCCAACTTGCCGAACCCCAACGAGTTTTGGGGTATCGAGGACGTGACGCCTGACATCATGGGGATGAACCGGCAGATTAACCTCATTCAGTCGATTATTGCCAAGCTGCTCTGGTTCTACTCGAGTCCGGTACTCTGGACGAATATGGATAGCCGCCAGGTGGTGAAGGTCCGTCCTGGCTATGCGGTGGGCCTCGGTCCTAATGGTCGAATGGAAGCGATAGAGGCACATGGGGATGTGGCGGCGGCGATGGGATTCCTGGCTGATTTGCGTAGTTCGATGGATGAGCAGAGTCGGGTGCCGGCAGTGGCGCTGGGTCGGCTGAAGGATGTGGCGTTGCAGCCTGCATCGGGCGTGGCGCTCCGCTTACTCTTCCAACCGCTCTTGGAGAAAACGGAAACGAAGCGGCGGCTCTATGGCCGGGCGATTCGTGATCTCTGCCAGCGGCTGCTCGCGCTGGGTGGATATGGGGATGGGGAGAGCCTGCCGGTAGATATAACCTGGCCCAATCTCCTCCCGATAGATGAGACGGAGCAGATACAGGGCGCGGTGGCAAAGTACACGAAGCTGAACTACCCGCTTCAGACCGTGATGGAAGAGTTGGGGGATAACTACCTGGAACAGATGGCGCGCAAGGAGGCTGAGCAGAAACGTGAGGTGGCTCTTGGAAATGAGCAGAGCAATGGAACAGGAACAACAGCCGGAGCATCAGCATCAATGGGAGCTGCTTGATTGGGGGATGGCATTTCAGGCGCTCCAGCGGTGTGAGGTCTGTGGGGAGGCGCGCAAGCTCTCTGAGGATGAAACAGAGGCGATGCTGTTTCCCTATATGGTGATGAGGCTGCGGGCCGATGCGCTCGCTGGGACGGAGCGCGATTTGCTGATTCGGTGGATAGGTCGGCTGATTCAACGGCGCAAAGACCTGGAGGGACGGAGCAGATGATCACGCAGCATCTGGTGGTCATGGGAACGCCGATTCGGTGTGACTCGGAGGGCTGCAATGAGATGGCTACTGTCGCGCTGCGCGTGCGTGGTGACAACGCCAACTACGAGATGAACTTCTGTGATCTGTGCTGGCTGGCGATGCACCGGATTCATCAGCCGATGGTGCAGCGCGACGAGCAGAGCGCAGTGCAGGAGGCGGCGCGTCTCCTGGGTGATGACGATCAGAAAGTAGGGGCAAAGGGATGATTAACACGGCGACCACGAACCTGAGCGACAAGGATTTGAGCCAGCATGTGAATAAGGCGGCGTATCGCGGCGTGAACCTGGCACAGCATCGCTGTATCAATACAAACTTCACCGGCCTTGATCTCACTGGAGCGAACTTTGAAGAGGCGGATTGCACCGGGGCGAACTTCACCGATGCGATTCTGGACAAGGTGAACTTTACGCGGGCCATTGTCCAGCTTTCACAGATTCAAGCGGCGAAGTCGAGTGAGGGGGCGATGTTGCCGACGGATGATAAAGCCTCCTATGATGCGTTGCAGGTGCAGTTCAAGGAATTGCAGGCGAAGATTGCTGAGCAAGAGCAGATGCTGGAAGCACAGCGCCAGGCTGAGCGGCTGGCTCCTGCCTCAGAAGTGAAGAAGCGGGGGCAATGATGGCAGACTATCCTGGTCGGCTCTTTGTCTTTGAGGGTCTGGATGGGGCCGGCAAGTCAACGCAGATTGGGCTGCTGGAAGAGGCATTGCGGGGGCAAGGCTACGCGGTAGACTGTCTGGCCTGGCGCTCGCCCTCGGCAGTGGTGGATATGGACGGCAACGAGCGCAAAGAGGCTCTGGGCAATAACACGGCGTTCTGCCTGCTGTATGCCGCTGACCTGGCGGAGAAGTGTCAGGATGTGATTGTGCCGGCGCTGCTGGCTGGTCATATTGTCCTGTGTGACCGCTACATCTATACCGCGTTTGCGCGAGACGTGGCGCGGGGTGTGGACCGTCAGTGGGTACGCCAGGTCTATCAGTATTTCGCCGTGACGCCTGATGTCGCGTTCTACTGCCAGGTGCCGCTGGAAGTCGCCATGCTGCGCATCCTCAATCGTGCGGGTCGGATAGGCTTCTATACCGCAGGGATGGATATGAAGCTGTCCAAAGACCCTATGAAGTCCTTTGCGCGCTTTCAGTCCCGCGTGATGGCGGAATATGACGCGATGGTGCAGGAGTTCGGCCTGGTGGTTGTAGATGCGACCCAGGATGTTGACACGCTGCAAGCGGAGATAGCAAGCATGGTGATGCCTCTGCTGGCTGGTGTGGAACGGATGGCGGTCTCATCGCCTGGTGTTTTATAGCTCCAAATAGATATATCTCTTGACAGAGATAGAGGAAGCAGGTACAATTATGTCAGCACCACAACCCAATCCTGCGGCGAATCCCCCGGCGGGAGGACCGCAGACAGACCCCGGCGCGGCGAATCCCCCGGCGGGAGGACCGCAGCCTAACAACCTCGATCCGAATCCCCCGGCGGGAGGAGATCAAATAGACTCCGGCAAATACCGCGAGACCATGCGCGAAAACCAGAAGCTGCGCCAGCGCCTTGCTGAGATTGATGAGCAGGCGAAGGCGAAGGAACTGGCAAAGCTCGGCAAGATGGACCAGTTGCAGAAGCAATTGGAAACCCAGCAAGCGGAGATGAAAGCGACGCAAGAACGGTATGCCGCCTCTGAGGTCAAGCTTCTCGCCAAAGAACTGCGTATTCGCAACCCAGAGCATGCTTATAAGCTGATTCGTGATGAGTTGAAGCTGGGCAAAGATGGGACACCCGAAAACGCAAAAGACTTGCTCGAAGCACTCATTAAGGGCGATCCGTATCTGGTCGAGTCATCCGCTCCTGAGCCACAGCCGCAGCCACGCCCAGCACAGCCGAACCCTGGTGCGACCAATCCGAGTCGTAGCGCAGGCTCGCAGCAGATAACGAACCCCAGGTCGTTGACCTGGAACGATGTGCTGAAACGCCCCTAGCAGCGTCCTACGCGCTCCTAGAGGCTGATACCGATAAGGGGCGTGTGAGATGACGAATATCTCGACCAACCCGATGACGCTGGCGGATTACGCGATTACCGCGAAAGAGCCGCTGGTGTCGAAGGTGGTCATGTCGCTGGTGGATAACGGGTCCATCATGGCCCGCGATATACCTTTCTTTGACTCTGAGCAGCTGATGGCGGCGGGTGTGCGTTGGGAAAAAGGCTTGCCGACGGTCCACTGGGCGAGCCTGAACGAGCAGCCGCAATCAACGACTGGCGTGCCGACCCCGTACCAGGAGCAGGCGTTTATCATCCGCGACAATATCGACACGGACCGCCGGCTGGTGCAGGATAAGAACAACATTGTGGACCCGCGCGGGGTTCGCATCGATGCCTACCTGAAGTCAGTGGCCTATGACTTCAATAATAAATTTCTTAACAATGACCATATCACGGGGGATACGAAGTCCTTCCTGGGTCTGCGCTACCGGCTCAACAACACCATTGGCTGCCGCGCTGAGCAGTTGATTGATGCTGGCGGCGTGGATATGTCCTCGTCGGGGATGACGGCGGATACGGCAAATGCTCTGCTGGAATTTGTCGAGCAAGCGATGAGCTATGCGGATATGCCGAATGGCTCTTCCTCTGGCCGCATCTATATGAATGAGACGATGCTGCGGCGGTTCCGGCGTGGTCTGCGCAAGATGGGCACAAGCGGTGGTCTGGACATCACGAAAGACCAGTTTGATCGGACGATTGAAACCTATAAGGGCACGCCGATTTATGATATTGGCCGTCTCTCGGACCAGTCCACGCTGATTATCCCCAGTGTGGAATCGGCGGCTGGCGCGTCCTCTGGCGGGACGTACACGAGCATTTACTGTGTGAACTACGGGCCAGAGCATCAGTATGGCTGGCAGTTCGAGCCGATCAAGGTGCTGGACCTGGGCCTGTTGAATGATGGCGTGAATATGCGCACCAATATCGACTGGGCCGGCGGCCTGATGAATGATAACCTGCGGTCTTTCAGCCGCGTTTATGACATCAAACTCAGCTAGGCTGCTGATCTGATGTGATGCTCAGTGCTGAACTGAGGGGAGGAAACGATCATGGCGGCTGATGCTGCTCTTCAGTTGCAGGCTTCGGTGACGAAGACGGGCACGTTTCACGGGACGGCGGTGACGCTGCCGAGTGGGACGCCGAGGCGTGGGCTGTTTGCGCGAGTGATTTATAGTGCGGCGACGAATGCCGGGGATGATACGGGGACGGTGACGTTTAGCGTGGATGTGTCGCCTGACTCTGGTACAACGTGGTATGAGAAGACGGTGGATAATGAGCATGTGGTGAATCTCAACGCGACGGCAAAGAGTGGGGAGTTTCCCATCCCGTTTGAAACTTCGGATACCCAGGTGCGCCTCTCGGCGACGTTTGCTGGTTCTGGCTCGACTCCGACCATCACGTATGAGTCTGATATTGTCCTGGGTCGGCCAGGCTAAGAGGTGAACAATGGCCCGCTCGACAATGGCGGCGCTCATTGCTCTGACGCGGACGAAGATTGGTGATCCCTCGTCGGGGTCGCCAGTCTTCTCCGACGATGATGTTCAGGCTGCTCTGGATGCAGCCCGTAGCGAGCGCTACAACGAGTTTCTGATTCCGATCTACACCTACGACAACGGACATACCATTGTGTACCTGCATCACTATAGCCGCTATGGCTTCTGGGAGCAGGGGTATAGTCTGCTGGATAACGCGCTCAATGCGGTGGTGCCGGCCTCGGATGAGCTGCTGAGGGACATTGATGATGAGGGCATGGGCGCGCACTTTGTCTTTAGCACAAGCGAGTTCCCGCCCATTCGGGTGCAAGCAGGCTATGCCTATGACGTGTATCGGGCGGCGGCTGATTTGCTGCAAGAGATGATCGCGCTCCAGGCGGCCAACACGTTTGACTTCCAGCCGGCGCAAGGCCAGGCGTTCAGGCTCTCGCAGATCACGGCAGCGCGTCAGCAGTTGATTGACCGCTACCGGATGCGGCAATGGCCGGCAAGTATTCGGCTGGTGCGCGATGATGGGGTGAGCGAGGCCATGCAGAAACGGATTCGGGACATTGGCCCGGTGTCGGCGGGCGTTCCCTTCCTGACGGGGCCGTGATATGCTCTCTGCTTCACAACTGACGGCGCTGCGCGCTGCGGCGGCGATGGCGCTCGACCTGACCTGCTCGATTGTCCGGCTCTCGGATGTGGCTGGGGTGATGACACCAAGCACGATAGCAACGGATGTGCCGGTGCTGGTGACACTGCCGACGACGGCGCATCTGCGGCTGTTTCAAAGCGATGCGTTCCAAGGGCGGGAGATGGGCGTGCTGACGTTTGCCGCGACACAAGATGTAGTGGTGCATGACCGGGTGAGCGTGACCGGCGGCCAGACCTGGATTGTGACTGATCTGGTGCCGCCGGTGCCGAATAGCTATCAAGTGCTGCGTCAGGTGCTGGCGTACTATCAGACGCTGTTGCAGGTGCCGAGCTAGCTTTTCCCCAGATGGGCCTCAAACCCCTCAATGCAGCGGTTGAGGTCGATATACGCGCCGGCTAACTCGTCGGTGACCCAGGGCGCGGCATCGCAATTGCCGGGCTTCTTGGGCATGCCGGCGATCTCCAGGTTGTTGCGAACGACTTCAAGCAAGATGAGCATCCGCTTGATGCGTGCGCGGGGCATCTCATTGCTATATCCTGGCTGGCTCATGGCTGTCTCTCCGCTGGATGCTCGGCGAGGAAGGCGTTTACGGTACACCAGAGTGACCAAT